AAAGGCGCGCCCGATGCTGATTGTCTGCGTGCCGGAAAGCGTCCATACCAGCCGCCAGTAGCGGTAGGAACCGCCGATAAAGTAGGCGTAGAGCGAAAGGCCGTCGATGGAAAGCCCCGCGTTGCCTATGGTGACGTTCACCGACGGGGAGGTCCAGACGTTCGTGGCGTTCCCCTGGATGGCGAGGGTCGCGTTGGAGAGGAAGTTTGAGTTTATCAGGGCGACGGCGTTTACCGTCTGCGCCGAGCCGAGGTCGAAGAGGATGTAATGCTGGGCCGCGCTCGCGTTGGTGACCTGCCAGATTTTCGTCCGGAGGCCGTTTTGCATGTTCGCCAAGGGATAGCCCACGTCGGCCGTCAGGTCGGAGGTCAAGGTGGTCCCGTCCGAGGTCGCGTCCGCCATGTTGGTGTAGAGAATGTTCATACCCTGCCCACCGTGATGAGGGCGTTGGTGTCGATTTTTAGCTGTCCGGTCCGGCTCATGTCGAGCAGGACGGAGGCCAGCTCGCGCGTGTTGACGATGAGCTTCACTATCATCGGCTGTCCCCCTCCGCCCGGGGCGCCGGGCCCGGAGAGCGGCACCACCGCCTCCGGCCCCGCCTCGCCGATGAGCGCGATGGTCGGCTGATTCACTATGCCCCCCGTGGCCAGGTGCGGCAGTCCGGCGGCAATCGGAGACGACAGCGGAGAGCCCATCATCGCCTGCCATTGGTTGGCGGTCAGGATCCCCGGGGGCGTCATGGAAAGCGCGTTCCCCTGTTTCGTCCAGTTTGATATTCCGAACGCCATGCCCGGGAACGCGGCCGCGAGCCCGTTTTCCGCCGCGTTGCCGAAAACCTCGTCCACGTTTCCCCAGTGCGGATCTTGTTTGTTCCACGCGAGTCCGGCGTTTATCAGGGCGGCTTGTATCTGGCCGGGATCCGCCTTGGCGGCGATGCCGTCCGCCACGATTTTTTGCGCCTGGCCCACCGCCGCGCCGTGCGCGTTCGTGGACAAGGATCCGGAGCCCCCCCCGAAAAGCGACGTGATGGCGTTTATCTGGGCTCCGAGGGGATTTGCTATCCAGCTGGCCACCCCCCCGGCCGCGCCGCCCCCCGCGGCGCTGTTGGCCGCGCTTGCCAGTTGGGAGGAGGCGTAGAGCGCGCCCGCGCCGAGAAGGGCGCCGGAAACAAGCCCTGTGGTTGTCAGAGTTGACGCCAACCCCGCCCCGCCCGCCGCACCAGCACCCCCTGCCATACCGGCCGCCTGACCGGCGGCATACGCCTGCCCGTTGGCGAGGCCGGCCGCATATGCCGCCGGCGCGCCGGTCACCGATTGCCACATGGAGGTTATCGCGTTTAGGATGCTTTGCGTCACCTGCGCGGAAACCCAGCCCGCAATCATGTCCGCGAAGCTCTTCAGCATCGCGTCCTTTAACTTTCCCGCATAGGCGGCGGCTGTGTTCATGTGACCCGCGAACAGGTCCTCAAACACGGATTTCATGGTGGCGTTGAAATCAGATCCGAAGCCTCTGCCCAACTCCCCCATGTACGTAAGGTTGTATCTCAACCCACTCGCCGCGGCTACCGCTTCCTGCGAGAAATCGTCCCACATGGTTTGGCTGTTTCCCTGAAACGCGGCGCAGAATTTCGAAGAAATTGCGGTGAACTCAGTGCCAACTTCCGTCGACCAAATCGCAATGGCTTCGCTTACATCGCCTAATTGTTGTGGAATTTGGTCGGTGCTCAGGCTAAGAACGACTGTTCCTTGACCCAAAATATTATCCGGCATAATCCGCTCCTTTTTCCTCCACGAGAAGCCTCTTCGCCTGGTAGATCACCATCGCTCGGCTGGTTGTCTTGCTGCCCGCGTCGCTGGCGCGGCGGGCGTAATCCTTCGTGAACGTCCTCCCCTCCCCGAACGACGCCGGGGTGAACGCCAACGTAAAAATCAAAACGACACAAAACAAGTTTTTAGAAGTCGTCATGTTCGCCTCAATCTATTTCCATTATTCATTTCTCCGGAACCTCCACCCCGTGGCGGCGCAATATGTCCCTCGCGTTCACCCCGGCGTGCGCGGATTCATCCGCGTCCAACCGTGGTTCGCCGCCTTTAAAAACACCTTCGACGGAGGGAATCTGCGAAAGGTATTGGTGGAACTTGCGCAAGGGCATATCCTCAATCTCCCCGGGTTGTAGACCGTAATACTTCGACAAGATGCATTCGGCCAAACTCCAGCTTATCGGTTCGCCGCTTCCAGCGGCTTCGGAGGGTTTTCACTGGTTGCGCCGCCCCCCATCATCGCGGCAAGAATGTCCGTCAACTCGTTCATTCCTGAAAGCGGGATAAGCTCCCCCGCCTTTTCTGGCGTAATTTCCGGATGCTTTCTTGACAACGAACGGCAGAGCAGAAACACGATGGAGGAGAGTTCCGTCATGCCGGTTTTGACCTCCTCGTCCGTTATCTGAGCCCAGACCACTCTCATTAGCTCGGCCGTCTTTTCCGGTAGTCCGTCGAACGCCGTCCGCACGGCCTCAATTTTCCTGCGCTTGAGGTAATCGCGGAATGCGGCCATGTCGCCTATTGTCAGCGCGGAAAGTGTGTACGTTTTGTCACCGAATTTGAATTCAACGGTTTCGACGTTTTTCATTTGGACATCTCCTTTTTCTTTTTGTCAGGCTCGTGCAAACGGGCATCCAGGCTCTTTCGTCCGGATTCCCGCTTTTTCGGGAATGACAAGTTTGTGTTTATCAACGGTTCATTGCCTTTTCGATAATCAGCTCCTTGTTGCTTCTGCCCGGCTCGTAGTCGCCGGTCGCTATATCGTCTTCCAAAACCGGGATTAAACACCCGTCAACAACTCTGCAAAAGACCGCCTTGACGGTTTCAATTCCGGCCGCCGACAACCACCAGTTTTTCAAGGTCAGCCGGTAGTGGCTCACCCTGTAAACCGGCGAGTTGCCGTCCAGCCCGATCCGCACGGGGTTCATTCGCATTTCCCATGCGAAAAATCCGCCGACCGGTTTCTGGTCCTTTGCAAAAATCCCGCAGTCCCCGCGCATGTTTACTAGAAGTAAGAAGTCAGAGGGGTGATGTCGTTCCGACCCTTTTGACTTCCGTCTCCTACCTTCTGTCTTCTGCCCTTACGTGGTCGCCAGGGTCAATGCGCCGCTCCCGGTGAAGGAGTAGCTGTACTGCACCACGTTTTTGCTGTCCACCTTCGAGGAAACGTCGGTGATGAGGATCTGCCCGATCCACCACTGGGTCGAGGTCGTGCTCTCCTGAAAGACCGCCGAAAACAGTCCGTTGAGAATGGGCAACGGCGCGCCGGTTTTGTTGCCGGAGAACGTGCCGCTCCAACCCGATTCGCCGAGGATGTACCGCTTCACGCCTACGTCGCCGAAATTCGTCACTTCGGCGGGCGTCTGGGCCAGCTTGACAGCCCAGCTGTTAATGCCGGCCTGTACCGGAACGTTGGGGAGCGTGGTGCCGTCGCCGGTGTAGACGCCGTTGTTGACATATCCCGCCCCGGCCGTGTCCCCTGACAATGTTAAAACCGCGCCCGTCGCGCTTACGGTGCCGACCGTAACGGTGCCCGTGCCGCCGTTGACGTTGAGGACGTTGCCGACCGCGTAGTTAGCGCCGCCGCCGGCGACGGCTACCGAGCCCACGGCGGGTAGCGCTCCTCCCGCCGACGCGGTGAATGAGACGGTGCATCCCTGCCCGCCCGCCAGTACGTTTCCTGCCTTGCCATGTATCTCAGCCATTTTGTTCTCCTATTAAATTATTTTCCATACAACGTGGTTTGCCCGACTCAGCGGCGTCATTTTGAAAACCGCAGGTAGTACTGTGTCATCGAGTGCATGACTCCCGTATCCGGGTCGTTTAAAATCATGTTCCGCGCGCGCCTCATAATCGTCGTCGTATATCCGGCTATTGCCGGTTGCGAGAAGTCGTAGAGCGCCCATAGTTTTGACTGTGCGTCCATTAGGACGGCCGCACCCCGTGACGAGTTGTCGGGCGCCTTGTCGAAAATGGAAAACTGCACGACCACCTCCTCGTACTCCGTATTAAACGTGTAGCCCGGAAGGTTGCTGACAAGCGAATGTACGCAGTACGGATATTGCGCGTTTTGCGGCGCGCGCATAAGCCACATCTGCCCGCCGACGGAGAGGTTAAAGGGTGGCGCTGGGTTTTGCGTGAAAAGCGCGTTTATGGCGTTGAACACCTCGATCATACGGCCGCCAGCTTTAAGTTTATCTTGAGCAGTTTCATCTGATTAAACGGGTCGGTCGCCATTCCAACGAAATAATGCCGGCCCTGTAAGCACAGCCTGTCGGACGGCAGGATGTCCCCCCTGTAGGCGATGTATGCCGAGTGCGTGGCGATTTCCGTCATCTTTTCGTCCATGTATTTTGTTTGGCCGGAAAGCGCGGTCATCAAGGCCGGCACCGAAGCGTATGTCGTGTATGTCTCCACGTAGGAGCCGGCGGAGTCGGATGACGCCACGAGATGTTGTAAATCCACCGTCACCTTCGGTCCACACATTAGGATTGGCGTTGGCGCGCTCATTCAAACGCCTCCAACCCCTGGTCTCGAATCGCCGCTTCTATCTCCTCAAACGCCGGGATTAGAAACGGTTCCGCCGGAACATGTTTTTCGGAGCCGTCTTCCAGCCTCCGCACATGGCCCAACTCCACGGATAGGGCGTATGGTACGTCCGTCCCAACGCTCACGGAGTCCGTCCCGTTGCCGGCGACGGTTATCGAATCCCTAAGGCGCCCGGTCCTGACCGGACACAGTCGTCGGGCGTTGGTTTGCAATGCTTCGGCTGCGTTTAAAAGGCGTCGATACGCCTCGGATGTGACGTTCTCTAAAAACGCCTTAATATCCCAATTTATTTCGACCACCTTAAAATCTCCTCCGTTTGTAAAGTTCCAGAATGTGGCCGGTCTCGCCCGGTAGATCATCCCTTAGCAATTTTTGGAGTCCCTCGATGCGATACATCGTTACGCCGAGCGTCCCTTCAGTGGCCTTTTCATACACGGACTTTATGAGCGCCAGGATTCCCAGCTTTAAATCGTCAGGAATCGGCGAATATCCCGCCGTGTAATTTGCATATATGAAATGATGGTGGAGGTTTTCCAGGTCGAATTCCGGATAACCACCGTCGTCGATATGGTACGGGCGGGTTTCAAGTCCGCCCGTGCTTATCTCGCCGGTCAATTCGTTAAGGTGATAGTAGGACAATGCTTGTTTTGGCACCCCCAGTTCCACCGAGGTGCTGTTAATGCACTCCAGCGACATCTGCGGGATCAGCTCGGAGGAAAGCGTTTGCTCGAACCCCGCGACCACCGACGCGCTCCAGCCGCTCCCTGCGGTGTTAAGGGCCGCGGCAATCGCGGAGAGAGTCGTGTAGTAGGAAAATAGAATCGTGGTTGGAGTCCCGTAATTGTAAGAAATCGTAACTCCGGTCGTTGAGACCGAAACCTGCGCGGTTGTCGTCGTGTATGAATTGACAACAAGCAAGGCGGCCCTTTTCCCCACTGCCAGTTTCTGAACGGATAGGACCGGAAATTCCTTCAGGAAAACGGATTCGCCCGATTTGTGGTGGAGAATCTCCCTCATCGCAACCTGCTCGAAGTTTCTGCCACAGTACGTTTTGACGAACTGTTCGCACTCCGCCTGGATGCGCGCCACGTTGCCGTAGGCGTCGTCCCCCGCCAGTTGCAGGAACGGGAGAACGTCAGCGTTAAGGTCTAAAATCATTTCGTCACCACCCTTTTATTGCGGTTGGATATCATGCGATTTTTCCTTTTGCCGGTGGGCGCGGCAACCCCGCCGTGCGGGGAGGCAGAATTGCCTCCCCTTCCAGAGTGTTGCGGCTTTGCGGTTAATCCCGTTTTCAAGGCTCGGTTACCACTATGAAGGACGCGCCCGTGCCGGAGAGCGAGGCATAAACGCCGTTCACGGCCTTTATGTTCGTCGGGAACATAATCTGCGCTCCGAGATTGGCGGCGGGCACCGCCAACTGAGCGAGAACGGTTCCGCTTGCCGCCGTAGCATTGTCATAAATCGTAAGCGTTCCTGCGTTCGTTCCGTTTGTGAAGCAGGATGTCCCTGCCAGTCCGCAGGGAACGTTGCTAATCACGCCGGACGCGCTCAGCAGGCCGGAAGAGACAACTTTGTTTAACGCGCTCATCGTCTACCTCACCTGCATGAGCTGGTAGTAGTCCACGTCCAGCTTTTTAACGGCGGACGCGCCCGCCTGGATTGCGAACGACGGCGTGATGGTCTGCGTGTTCGGGATGTTGGTCGTTACCGGGTTGCCGACAGCCAAACCGTTCACATAGGGCGTAACGTTGCCGTTGCCGTCGAAGATGAAGCCAAGCTTTACGTTTGTTCCGTTTGCAAGCGTCGCCACGTTGGTGACGGTCGTCACCGTGCTTGCCTTTGCCAAGTTAAAGCTGACGCTAGTGGACCCGGCCGCTTTCGAAAACCAGACGCCGTCCGTTATGGTCCCGGCTATGAGGGTTGTGTTGGTCTTTGCGCACCCGACCGCGAGCGCGGGGGCGGTCGCGTCGCTCACGTTCAAGCGCGCCTCGAAAAAAGCCGGTTTTCCGGCCGCTAGCAGGTTGACCTCGCTGTTTGACTGGAACTGGGCGCTTGCGGTCGAGCCGCTTGCGTCAGTTGCGCATTCGACCACGCCCCCCACGGAGTGGATTAGGCCGACTGTCGAACCGGCCCCGGTGGTGGTTTTTGTGTAGGCGCCCACTGCGTCGAACGCTCCGAGAAAGTCGTCGTCCCTGAAAAACGCCATCGCCGGGTCGAACGTGGCCAGCAACGGCGCGAAGTCCCAAAGGGACGTCCCCTTCGTCGGGGAGTACCTGGCGTCGCGGAAGGTCATCACCCCGCCGAGCCAGTCGCTATACATGTTGTCTTGCATCTCATTATCCTTTCGTCAAATTGTTGGAGAAAACCGCCAAGT